TCTACCCTCCTGGAGGCATGCCCTTCCGTTTCCAAGCTCGATATGGACTCCTCACGTACCCACAAATCGGATCACGAGACTCAGATGCCCTTGCCTGGTCAATTAGCAATATGCTTGGCGAGCTTGGAGCTGAGTGTATCGTTGGACGAGAAAGTCACGCTGACGGAGGACTTCATCTCCATGCTTTCTTCATGTTCGAACGGAAGTTTGAGTCACGAGATGTCCGTGTATTCGATGTGGACGGACTGCACCCAAATATTGTTCGCGGTTACACAACACCGCGCAAGGGTGCGGACTATGCGATCAAAGATGGAGACGTTGTGGCTGGAGGACTCGACATCAGCCAACTCGGAGCACCGGTATCTCACACTAGCGCTGTGTGGGCTACAATCATCATGGCATCAACTCGAGAGGAGTTTTTTGAGGCTTGCGCGACTCTGGCTCCGAGGTCATTGGTCTGTTCCTTCACCAGCCTCAAGTGCTACGCAGACTGGAAATATCGACCCGAGCCCGTGCCGTACGAGCATCCTAGTGGACTATCGTTTGATACAACAGCGTACCCAGAGCTTGATGCTTGGGTATCACACGCTTTGGAGGGACCTGAATGTGGAGGTGAGTGCCCGCCTACGGCGGAGGATACATTCCCCAGCCTTCGCCCTCCGGGGGCCCTGCGGGTCTACGCAATGAGTCATTGTTGGGCCGCTTGGCGCCTTCCCGCCAAGCTTATGGGCGTCATGCTAACTTATTCAGGAAGGCGGCGCAGCCTAGTTCTATATGGACCGACCCGTTTGGGGAAGACACTGTGGGCTAGGGCGTTAGGCAGCCACGCCTACTTTGGAGGCCTCTTCAGCCTCGATGAGTCATTGGAGGACGTCGACTATGCCGTGTTCGACGATATGCAGGGCGGCCTCAAGTTCTTTCATGCATACAAGTTCTGGCTGGGCGCCCAATCACAGTTCTGGGCTACGGATAAATACAAGGGAAAACGTCTGATTCATTGGGGAAAGCCGTCTATATACATAGCCAATGGCAATCCCCTCACCGATGAAGGGGTTGACCACGACTGGTTGCTAGGCAACTGTGACTTTGTAGAGATCACGACCTCACTTCTCGTGCCAGAAGTAGGTCCCGTTACACTCGAAGTCTAGACTGTCCTCAGCAGTAGTGTCGGGATTAGCCCGGAAAATATCCACGATATAATAGTCCCCCATTCCTTGATTGCTCTCAACCGAAAACGGATTGGTGTTCATGGTAGACCCACTCTCATCATCCTCGTAGTAGATATTCTTATTCATAGGAAACCATTGCTTGTACGTCCGTACGACGCCGTCATCGTTGCCGGATCTGATCATGCGGAGACGATCATACTTAACCGAGACACGACGCGTGTCAAGTGACGCCATTGTTGGGTCATTCCAGTCTTGGCCGTTATTCCCGCGGAACAGAAGCGTTGAGACTCTATCCGGATCAGCGATTTTGATCAGGCGCTGATAACCATTGGACGTTTCCCGGAAGACGGGAGAGGAAGCGGGGTCGGAGTTGCCCTCATTTAGCGAGTCGCCCTTCAGAGTGAAGCATATGCGCCTCCACTGCCAACCCTTACCACTTCTGGTGCGGAGCTGAGTGATTTCTTTATAGCCTCGGGCAAAAACTGTCGTGCTAGTCCGGATAGTCGTGTTCGCCTTGCTGCCTAGACTTCCGGTGAAGGACTCTAAGCCCCGGGCTGTGGGACAGAACATCATGTATTGGAATGCACCCGTGCCACCGGGTATTGTCGCACCCGATGGCGTATATGTGTCATTATCCGGATCCGGATTAGAGGGATCAACATTGGACCACGTGAGCAGCGTATCACGCTTCTTTTGGCTCGTCTTGTTGAGGATCCTCCGGACTGACATTCCGCGTCTTTTGTAGGTCTTCCTCGTACCTCGCGCGTAGCGACTGGTGGCCCTCTTTCGTCCGTAAGACCGGCGTGAACCACTTCGCTTCCGATAGCGGCTGGCGTACCGTGACCTTCTTCTTCCGTACGCCATGGACACAACAACCAAAGGGGACCTTGTGGACGGGACACTTCGTATCCAGGTGATGCCTGAAATCGGCGATGTAACAGGCGGTGCAGTAGTGGGGGGCCTCACACGGTTCGGTACCCACACAGGCAAAAGACTGATGACAGATGTGGCTAGCCATACCGGCTAAAGTGGGAAAACGTCTGGTATTTATAGCTGGTGCCTCTGCCTCTTGGAGGAGGGTAGAATAACATTA